TATCCTGACTACCCCAATCCCTGGACCTATTGTGGCAGGGTGTTTGACGGGAGCCTTATTGGGGACAACTACGGTTTTGTTTACCTTATTACCTGTAAGGTCACCCAGAGAAAATATATCGGTAGAAAGTATTTCTGGCAAAAACGAAAGCCTAAGTCTGTGGGTGAAAACAAGCGCAGGAGAAGAGTTACAACTGAAAGTAACTGGCGTGACTACTATGGATCTTGTCCAGAGCTTAAAGAGGATGTTGCAAAATATGGACGGGACTCTTTTGTTAGAGAAATCCTCTCCCTCCACAAAACCATAGGAAAATGTAACTTTGAGGAAACCCGTCAACTCTTTCTAAATAATGTACTTACAGAGAGCTTGACAGAAGGGATCCCTGCCTACTACAATAGCAACATCCTGGGTCGTTACTATCGTAAAGATTATTTTGAGTCACCCATGCCTTGAGCAAGAGGTGGATGTAGAGTTCAACTGAATTGATGCTTAGAAAATTATTTACTGCTTTGATTGTTACTTCTGTTCCAGCTGCATGTGCTTATCCAAGCATTAGCGAAATTAGTAATCCTCCCCAGGTCAATGTGGCAGCAGTTCCAATCAAAGTGGTGGAGAAGGAATGGACTTGTCCTGGATGTAATCCTAATGAACAGTTTGTTCTGAAGGAGATTCAGAAAAGGACAAAGATTCGTGATAGGAATGCCCTTGCTACAATCATGGGCAATATCAAATCAGAATCTGGTTTCCGCCCTAATGTATGTGAAGGTGGTGCTATTGTCCCCTATAAGCAATGCCGTAGGGGTGGTTATGGATTGATTCAATGGACCACTACAGCTAGATACAATGGACTTGGTAAGTTCTGCAAAAAGTATAATTGTGACCCATCTTCTCTTGAAGGTCAGGTTCGTTATATGTTGAATGAGAACCAGTTCAGAAAGTATCTCCCAGAGTTTGAGGGAAGAGGTTTCACTGTTGACCAGTACATGGTTCCATGTTATTATTGGTTGGGTTGGGGAATCAAAGGTAATAGGCAGCAATATGCCTATAACTACACTAAGAAACTTGTATGGGCATGATCAAGAAACTTATCAAGAAACTTTTCAAGAAGGAAGTTTCAAGACCTGAAAAGAAAGTAGAAGAAACAGCACCAGTTGTTCATACTACTGTTCCTGCACCTGTGGTATCTCCAAATGATTCTTGGTTTGGAGAAGCACCTAAAACAGAAAAGGTGATAGAGTATGTCATGCAAAAGAATGAGGAACTCTATCAAAGACTTGCTGAACAACCTAAGTCCAAAGAGGTTGACAACATCCACCAAGTGATGTATGATAAAGCAACTAAGGGAGTTGCTACCACACTCTCTCTTGATTCTTTGGGTGGTTCTGAAGAATGGCAATCTGGAACTGGATACAATCAGTTCAGAGGTTGACAGAGGTAGGTTTCCCCTCTATAATAAGGAAACCGCAAGACTCAGTAGCTCAGTTGGATAGAGCATCTGCCTTCTAAGCAGTTGGTCGGGGGTTCAAGTCCCTCCTGAGTCGTTGCCACTTTAGCTCAGTGGTAGAGCAACCGCCTTGTAAGCGGTAGGTCGTCGGTTCAAGTCCGACATGTGGCTCCAGGGGAATTAGCTCAGTTGGTAGAGCACCTGCTTTGCAAGCAGGCTGTCAGGAGTTCGAGTCTCCTATTCTCCACCTTGCGGAATTAGTTCAGTGGTAGAACGTCAGCCTTCCAAGCTGAATGTCAGGGGTTCAAATCCCCTATTCCGCTCTTGGAACTTGATCAGTTCCATACTGTGGATGTGATGTAAGGAAACACACCTTTATAAGGGTATGCAGGTATCAAATCCTGTCATCCACACATATTCCTCCTTAGCTCAGCGGTAGAGCGAACGACTGTTAATCGTTTGGTCCCAGGTTCGAATCCTGGAGGGGGAGCCAGGGTGATTAACTCAGCGGTAGAGTGTCTCCTTTACACGGAGAGGGTCGGGGGTTCGAATCCCTCATCACCCATCCATACCTTTATGGACATGAGAAAACTATTATTAGCATTGCTTCTGTCTGCTTCACCAGCATTAGCAGAACCTACCAAAGGTTGGTACTCCATGGATGCCATGGGGTGCATGATTCTGCGTGAATGTACTGATGGTGTTGTAGAAATCAAAAGTGCAAAGGACATTGCCAGTTACTACAAGAAGGCTGGCATGATGGACCCGCTATATAGTGAGTTCAATTCAATGATGAAAGCACTTGGGAAAATTGGTGTAAAGGTTTACATTGCACCAGAGAAGTATTTTCCACCAGGTCATAGAGGTGTATATCATACAGTCAGTAATAACTTTTATCTCAATGATGGTCTTGTAAAAAGGTATTCAACTCTCATGGCAGTTATGCGTCATGAAGGTTGGCACGCTGCACAAGATTGTATGGCAGGATCTATAGATAATAGTATGATTGCCATCATCAAACCAGAAGAGGATGTACCTGAGTTCTGGAGAGAAATGGTAGAGAAGTCCTATCCAGCATCAGCAGTCCCCTGGGAAGCAGAAGCAGCATGGGCAGGAAGAACAGAAGGTATGACTGCCAAAGCACTTGAGGCATGTGCTACAGGAAAGATGTGGGAAGTTTATAAACCCACTCCAATGACAAGACAATGGCTTATTGAAAACGATTATCTAAAGGAATAAGGATGAAGAACAATGATTACCGTCAGATGCAAAGTATGCAACAAGGAAATTACCAGTCACCCAACACAGGCTAAATGTTGTGGGTGTACTAATATGATGACAGTCACTGGTGACAAAGTTTCAGCACTTGACTTGTCCAAGATTGTTATGGTAAAATCAAACAAGGAAACCAAGAGAGATGGTGTCCTTTCTTCAGAAGACCTGCTGTATCAGGAAGAAAGAAGAAAAAGAAAAGTCAGGAAACTTGACTTTGAAATCAAATAAGGAAAGGTGGTCGAGTGGTTGATGGCTCTGGTCTTGAAAACCAGCGATGTGAAAGCATCCGTGGGTTCGAATCCCACCCTTTCCGCTCCTCGGAGTGTAGCTCAGTTTGGTAGAGCACTGCTTTTGGGAAGCAGGGGCCGTAGGTTCGAATCCTATCACTCCGATGTCTATATACAATAACTTTTATAGATTCTATGGAAATCTACACTGTTCAAGAATGGGAAAATGATTTTGATAATCTCCTTGATAGAGTAGAAAAAGGAGAACACATTGGTCTTATAGATGAAGAAGGCAGAGCAGCAGTTATGATGCCTTATGATGATGATCTATATCGAATATACACAGAACACAACGAAGCTAGTTGATGGGAGTGTAGCTTAATTGGTCAGAGCGACCTGCTTATAACGGGTTAGTCTGGGTTCAATCCCCAGCACTCCTATTGGGGGTTTAGCAATCTGGTGAATGCACCGAACTCATAATTCGGCAGAGGTGGGTTCGATCCCCACAACCCCCATTGGACAGACAACCATCTGTCCTACTTGACTCTCTGAGTCAGATGCCTTACAATAACAAGGTCAACACAAAAGACAATGACACTCACTTCTAAGTTCAAAAAAGATCTCACCACCCTTCGTTCTGCAGTTGATGGTAGTTTCTACCTGGATGTAAAGAATCCCAAACTGTTCAAGAAAGTTCGTAAGTACTATGAGAATGAAGGTGTAGTATTTTCTGGTGATCCTCTTGATGATTATGATATTCTGATTGATTGCCTTGCAGAGGATCTGGAAACTGTTGAAGTTGCTTGATTATGAAAAATCTAATTGAAGTAAAGTATCTATTTAAACAACATGAAAATGCTGTTTTGACAAAGTTCTTTAAAACTCAAGAACAAGTTGATTTATTTAAACAGCAAAATCCTAATTATGTTTATTTGAATTGATATGAAAAAACCAACTGTTCTTATGGAACGTTTTCCATATCGCTACATTCAGGTTGGTAAGTTGGAAATCAATGGAAAACCTGACTGTCGCATTCAAAAGGTAGATTCTTACACTGGACGCTACAGGGACATGTACCTTTGTGATAATGAAATGCAGTTGATGACTGCTATGGAAGATCATGATTACACTTGCTGGTTAGATCCAGATAATGTCCCTGCTTATGTCCATGATGACTGACCTGGAATGTCTTGAAACTTAACCTGGTGGAGTCAATCCCCTTTATGCCCGTGACGGAGACACGTAAAAATCTGCCCTGGTCGGGATGGTGTCTAACAGACCCCTCGGAGTTTCTTGCTTCTCTCAAGAGCAAGTGGTGCGGATGGGGAATTTCTTTCTCCGCCCAGTTTCTTGCCTCTGGTTAAAGGGCAAGTGGCGTGCATGAAAGACCTAATGGGGTGGTTCGCAACCACCCTTTTTTAGTATCTAAATATATCCAGTTCCAAATTTTTAACTATGGCAACCAAAAAGGAAGTATCAGCACCTGCACCTGCACCTGTAGTAAAGGCAGCACCTGCACCAGCACCTGCACCAGTTCCTGCAGTAACTGAAGAGAGAGTTGCAGCACTGGAAGCAAAGGTTGATGATCTCATCAAGAGACTTGCTAAGCAAATGAAATTCTGATATAGTAATAAGGAAAGACTGAAGTTATTATGGCTCAATATCAAAAGAAGGCACTTGTTCTTGGTGCTGGTGGATTTATTGGATCTCATATGGTCAAAAGGCTTCGTCAGGAAGGATATTGGGTGCGTGGTGTAGACCTGAAGCGTCCAGAGTATTCTGAATCTGAAGCACATGAATTCATTCTTGGGGATCTTCGTGATCCCACTTTTGTGAATAGGGTATTGGAATATAAAGGAACTGCTGGTAATTTTTACAAGTCAGTTCCTTATCGTTATATTCATCCTTTTGATGAAATCTATCAGTTTGCTGCTGATATGGGTGGAGCAGGTTTTGTCTTCACTGGTGAGAATGATGCAGATATTATGCACAATTCTGCAACTATCAATCTGAATGTGCTGGAAGGTCAGCACCAGATGAATGAGAAGATGGGTAAGAACTATACCAAGATCTTCTACTCTGGTTCTGCCTGCATGTACCCTGAGCACAATCAGTTGGACCCTGATAATCCTGATTGCAGTGAAGAATCTGCATATCCTGCTAACCCTGATTCTGAATATGGATGGGAAAAACTGTTCTCTGAACGTCTTTACTTTGCCTACCATCGCAACTATGGCATTCCTGTTAGGGTTGCTCGCTACCACAACATCTTTGGTCCTGAGGGGACCTGGGACGGTGGAAGAGAGAAGGCACCAGCTGCAATCTGCCGTAAGGTCGCTCTCCTCCCAAACACGGGTGGAGCCATCGAGGTGTGGGGAGATGGTCTACAGACTCGTTCCTTCCTGTTCATTGATGAATGCATTGAAGCAACTCGAAGGTTGATGGACTCTAACTTCATTGGACCAGTGAACATTGGTTCTGAAGAGATGGTTACCATCAATCAATTGGTAGAAATTGCTGGTAAGGTTGCTGGTAAAGTGGTTCAGAAAGTTTATAAACTGGATGCACCTCTTGGTGTTCGTGGTAGGAATAGTAACAACGATATCATTAGAAAAGAGTTAGGATGGGATTATGAGCAGACCCTGGAAGAGGGTATTGCCAAAACTTATGCATGGATTGAGGAACAAATCAATGAACAGAATCAGTGATTATGGTCAACTAAAGGATAATATTGTATCCTGGTTGAAAACTTATATTCAAGAAAGTGGACAAAGAGCATTTGTAGTTGGTGTTTCTGGTGGTATTGACTCAGCAGTAGTATCAACTCTCTGTGCTGAAACTGGGTATCCTGTGTATGCACTTGGGATGCCCATCCATCAGGATGCTGCACAGAAATCTCTTTCAACCAACCATCTCCTTTGGTTGTCAGAGAATTATAAGAATGTCTCTATGGTTCAGTTTGATCTGACTACTTTGTTTGAATCATTCAAGAAATCCCTTCAAGGATTTGCAAAGGATGAACTGAGTCTTGCCAACACCAGATCCAGACTTCGCATGGTCACCTTGTACCAGATTGCAGGTGAGAATGGTGGTCTTGTTGCAGGAACTGGTAACAAGGTTGAAGATTATGGTGTGGGGTTCTATACTAAATATGGTGACGGTGGAGTTGACATTGCTCCTATCGCAGACTTGTACAAAACTGAAGTATGGGAACTTGGAAAGTATTTGGGCGTAAGTCAGGATATTATCGAAGCACAACCAACTGATGGTCTTTGGGATGATAAGAGAACTGATGAGGATCAACTTGGTGCATCCTATGCTGACCTTGAGGAAGCAATGGAGCATGGAACTGGTCCTGCTGTAGAGGTTCTTGAAAGGTTCAATAAAATGAACCAACATAAAATGCAACCTATTCCTACATTTAAGCTATGAAGATTGGTGTAATTGGCGCTGGCAGACTTGGTATCTGTTTTGCCCTGTTGTGTGAAGCAGCAGGGTATGATGTTCTGGTATCAGATATTAGAAAGGACTATGTGGATAGTCTCAACAACAGAGAGATTGTTACCAATGAACCAGAAGTTGAAAATCTTCTGAAGAGGTCTAAGAACTTTCATGCCACTACAGACAATCGTCAGGTTATTCGTGAGTGTGATTTGATTTACACTCTGGTTGCTACACCATCACTTGATGATGGATCTTATGATGTATCTGCTGTATGGGATGTAGTCAATAATCTCAGAGAGGAGATGACTACCATTGGCAACACTGTAAAGAACTTTGTTGTTGGATGCACCACAAACCCTGGAGACTGTGATAAGTTTAGAAAAGAACTTCCTCGCAGTGTAAGGGTATTCTACAACCCAGAGTTCATTGCACAAGGATCTATTGTCAATGACCTGAGAAAGGCAGACATGGTTCTTCTTGGATCAGATCCATTTGATAGTGATGATACAGTGCTCAAAGACATCACATCTCTCTATCAGAAGATTCAAACTACAAGAGCAATTGTCTGTAGAATGTCCACTACAGCAGCAGAGATCACAAAGATTGCTCTCAACTGTTTCCTGACCACTAAGATCAGTTATGCCAACATGCTTGGTGATACTCTTAGACAAGCAGGATGTGGTGATGAGATCTCTGGTGTTCTGAATGCTATTGGAACTGACAGTAGAGTTGGTAGGAAGTATCTTGGATATGGATTTGGTTATGGTGGTCCTTGTCTTCCAAGAGATAACAGAGCATTTGCACACTTTGCCAAAAGTGTAGGATTGGATTATAATCTGGGTTATGTCACAGATGAGATCAACAATCAACATGCTAAGTTCCTTTGTGATTACTATGAGAGTTTGAATGGTAAAGGTATTCCATTCTACTTTGACTCCATCACATACAAGAAAGGAACAGACATTCTTACAGAGAGTCAACAGTTTAGGCTCTGTGAAGATCTCTTGAGGAGAGGATTCAGTGTTTACATTCTGAATGACAGACGTGTAACACCTCAAGTATATGATTCTCTCACTCAGGAGTTTGGTGACAGAGTAAAATTTGTGGATAATAAGGACAACATCACAGAACCAATATTCATTGTAAACACATGATTGGATACGACAGACTTGGAACTAATGGAAGATTTGGTAATCAACTCTTCCAGTTTGCAGCACTGAGAGGTATTGCTGCTTACCATGGTTATGATTGGTGCATTCCACCAGATAGTCATACTACCTTTGCTAACTATGGAATGCATCATCCATTCAAGATGACCAGCATGACAGAAAAGAATATTGGTTTTGTGAATACCAATGTTTCTCCACAGGCAATGTTCAGTTTTGATGCACTCAAGAATCTCAATCCTGACACAAAGAATGTAACTGAGAGTTGCTACAACTTTGATAAGGAGATGTTTGAGAATTTTGAAGATGGTTCAAACCTTGATGGATATCTTCAAACTGAAAAGTATTTCAAGCACATTGAAGATGAGATTCGTGAGGATCTCACTTTCAAAGATGAGATCTTAAAACCATGTGAAGAGTTTGTTTCTCAATTTGATAATCTGCTTTATCTTCATGTGAGACGTGGTGATAATGTAGGTCGTGAGAATTACTACAGCATGATGACCTTTGATTATTATCAGAGAGCACTTGAGCACTTTGATGATGATGCACATGTCCTGGTCTGTTCTGATGATCCTGAGTGGTGTTCTGAGCAAGAGTTCTTTGACAATGAAAGGTTCCTGATCAACACAGATGTTCCTGAGTATGATCATTCCTGTATGGAAGGTGATGGTAGAACCAGACACTCCAAAGTTCCATACACTGACCTTTGTCTGATGTCTCTGTGTAATGGTGCTATTCTTTCATCCAGCACTCTTGGTTGGTGGGGAGCATGGTTACAGAAGAACAGAACTAATCCTGTGATTGTTCCTGAACACTTCTATGGACCTGTTCTGGAAGCAGTGAACAACTGTTGTGATCTTTATCCTGAGGAGTGGACTACAATTCCTAATTGATATGAAGTACGATCTGAAAAACACAACATTCATTGTTCCTATCAGGATTGAATCTGATGACAGACTGAGAAATGTCATCACAACTTGCTGCTTTCTTTTAGAGAACTTTGATACTAAAGTAATCATCAAGGAAGTAGATAAGGAATCAGTGTTTCAGAAAGAAGCACTACCTCAGATCTCAGAGTATGTTGAGGATGCTATCAGTAATCTGACACACATCTTTGAGGAATCTGATCCTGTTGATGATACTTTCTACAGAATGAGATACATCAATGAGATGCTCACCATGTGTGAGACAGAAGTAGTTGTCAACTATGACTGTGATGTTCTTCTTCCATTACAAACCTACCTTCAAGCACAGAAACTAATCATTGAAGATGAGGCAGATGTAATCTATCCTTATGGTCAAGGAATGTGGCAGAAGAAAATCTATGCCACAGATCAAATGGTTTCTGAGTTCCTTTCTAATGATTGTGACTTCAAATACTTAGAACCCAATCATCAGATGGACAACGCTGAGAGTGGACATGTTCAATTCTTCAGAAAGTCCACCTGGATTGAGGGTGGTATGGAGAATGAAAACTTCAAGTCATACTCTCCAGAAGATAAGGAAAGGTTGTTCAGATTTGTAACTCTTGGATATAGGGTTGTCAGAATTGAAGGTTTCGTCTATCATCTTGAACATAAGAGAGGACAAAACTCTTGGATTACTAATCCGCATATGCAAGACAATAATGCTCTTTGGCAATTCCTTCAATCTTTGAATAAGGATGAGCTGAAGCAGTATTACAAAGAACAGAAGTATCTGAAGAAGTATCAATGATTGGACTAAACTATCTGGGCAAATTAGGACAACTTGGGAATCAGATGTTCCAGTATGCTGCACTCATGGGAATTGCAGACAAACTTGGAACATCTTTTACTATTCCTAATCACAATGAAGTTGTAGAGGATGGTCTTGGTAACAAACTCAGGATTGAATTGTTTGATGCATTCAAGATCAATCCACCAAAACTTGGGTTGTTGAGATCTGAAGCTGTGTATCAAGAGAAGACATTTGAGTTCAATCCAAATGTCTTTGATATTCAGGAGAAGGAATTTATTTTGTTTGGGTTCTTTCAGACAGAAAAGTATTTCTCACACATCAAAGATAAGGTCAAAAAGGAATTCACATTCCAAGATGATATTGTAGAAGATTGTAAAGAGATGGTGAGTATGCTGGATAATCCAGTTGCTCTTCATATTCGTAGAGGTGACTACATCATTAATAATGCAAATCACCACAATCTCTCCATGGAGTATTATGCTGAAGCACTGAAGGAGTTTCCTGATAGACAAGTGATTATCTTCTCTGATGATCCTGATTGGTGCCACATTCAGGAGATCTTTGAAGGAGATAGATTCTTAGTTGCAGAGGGTAATGGTCCTTATCATGATCTTTATCTGATGACTCAGTGCAATGACTTCATCATTGCCAACTCTACATTCTCATGGTGGGGTGCATGGTTGGCAGACAAAGGAACTGTAATTGCACCCAACAAATGGTTTGGTCCTAACAATGCAAACAAATCTACTAAGGATCTGTACCCTGAGCATTGGAAAGTGATTCCCTATTCATAATGAAAGTCATCTATATCAATTACTCTGACACAAACTTCAGAAGAAACCAGGAGATGTTAGTTCACCATGTGAGAGTGAACAACATCTTTGATGGCGTCATACCTTATACCAGAGAGTGGTTACTTACTAAGAACTTTTACATAGAGAATAAAAAGATTCTTGATAAGCAAAGGTTGGGTGGATATTGCATCTGGAAACCATACATCATTCTCACTGCATTCGAATCTATCCAAGAGGGTGATGTGGTGGTTTATATGGATTGTGGGGATATACCATCCACTAAACTTAGAAAGAATGTCTATGATCATATGAGTAGACATGATCAGTATCTGATACAGCAACATCCTCATAACAAGAATAAGCATTTCACAAAGAGAGATTGCTTCTATTATATGAATTGTGATGAAGAAAAGTATTGGGATGCTGTACAACTTGAAGGTGGATTCATGGCATGGAAGAGAACAGAAAGAAATGTTCAAATCCTAAGTGAATACCTAAAGTATTGTACAGATGAAAGGATCGTTACTGATATTCCAAATCAATCTGGATTGGATAACTTTGATGGTTATGTTTCCCATAGACATGATCAAAGTATTATAACTAACCTGCAAGTCAAATATGATTTGTCTAAAGTGGATGGGTGGTTAGATAACACTGGTGCTGGAGCATTCATAAAATGGAATGCACTTTATCATAAAGATGGTGTAGAATATTCAAATGGATCAAAAAATTGGGATGAAAATGGAGTTCTGAAATGATTTATCTTACTGGAGCAAGTGGGTTCATTGGATCTGAACTTATAAAAAGATGTAAGTATCCAATCACACCAATCTCTTATCGTAGAGATGTGGAGGATGTATTTGAATCACATGAAAATGCATGTCTTATTCATCTTGGATGGTCTACAAATACAAGAGTAGATTACTCTGAGATTGAGAATGCCATGTACAATGATGTTATTCCCAGTAAGAAACTATTTGATTTCTTTTCTGCCAAGAATCCTAATGGAAAGATTATCTTCACTTCAACTGGTGGAGATCTTCTGAGTGGACATAACAGAACTGTAGATGAAACAACACCACCTGTTCCCAAGACACTCTATGGTGAGTGTAAGTTGCAAGTGGAGAACATTCTGAAAACCATTGACTGCAACACAGTATCACTTAGAATCTCCAATGTATGGGGAGGAAGAAACCACTCCAAGAAAAGAACCAATGGTCTTGTAGATAAATTGATTTCTGCTCTGGATACAGATGAAGTCATTGATCTCTATGCTAACCTTGACTCAAGAATTGATTTGATTCATGTTTCTGATCTCACTAATTTGATTATCAAGATCTATGAGACAGAAGCAGCAATGCCCCATCAAACGTTTGTAGTTGGAGCACAGAGCCTTACCATCAAAGAAATCTTGGAGAGAGTTACTTCCAATGGAACTCTCAATCTCAGGTTGAGAAGTGCAGAAAAAATGCACTACACTCATATTGAAAATAGTAGAGCAAGAAAAACATTCAACTGGTCACCTAAAGTATATCTAACATGAACTGGCATCTCGTTACCTATGCAGATGAAACCTTTGGAGAGGAATCTGTATCACAACAAAGAATTCTACACTCTATTCAGAGTAAGTTTACTCCCCATGCATACAACAGAGCATGGTTGACTAATCATAAAATCTATGAAAGTCATAGAGATATATTAGATCATCCAACTGGTGGACTTTGGGCATGGAAACCACTCACCATTCTTGATGCAATGAATGAGTGTGAAGAAGGTGATGTGGTTCTGTATGTTGACAGGAAGGATATGTTCTCTCCTGGAATCATCCCTTTTATAGAATCAAACTTGGATGAGGATGAACCTTGTCTTTTGCTTCTTGGTAATAACAGGAATGGTGATTACACAAAGAGAGACACTTTTGTCTTGATGAATTGTGATGAAGAGGATTACTGGAACTCTAATCAACTGGAAGCAGGTCTTCAGGTCTGGAAGGTATGTGATAGATCAAAGGAACTTCTGAAGGAGTATCTGGATTGGTGTCTACAGTATAATGTGAATGCTGATGCTCCCAGTGAACATGGTGAAGAGTTTGATACCTTCAAAGAGCACAGGTGGGATCAAAGTATTCTGACTAACATCGCTATTCGTGAAGGTCTTCCTGTAGCACACCATGAATTTAGACAGTTTATTGAATGTGATTATCAATACTGGTATGAAAGATTGGATAAAGGATCAGTTCAACCTTACAGAGAGATTGATAGATTCCTGATGGTGACCAGAGATAAAATCAATTTCTTATTTCAACAAGTAACATACAGTTTGATTCTCACAGTTCATAATCAAGAGAATATAATTGAACAAGTTCTCTCTGGTATTGAAGACAATACTGAGGGTGATTATGAATTGATTATTGTTCTGGATGGTTGTTCTGATAATACTGAAGCAGTTGTGGATGCTTATCTCCATGATTCAACTATTACCAGTAAGGTTACTATCCTTCATGCAGATGATGTATTTGAAACCAAGGCAAATAACATTGGACTCAAGGAAGCATCAGGTCAGTATGTAATCATCATTCAAGATGATATGGTCATCAAAGAGAAAGGTTGGAACACAAGAATGAGAAAACCTTTTGATGCATTTGGTGATGTCTTTGCTGTGACTGCAAGAACTGCACACAATTATAAGATGGGTGCAGCAACTCATCTTGGTAAGGAAGACATGGATAACTGTTGGTGTGACATTGTTGATCCTTGTGATTGCGCAGATAGAACTAATACTCCCAGAGATGTGTTTGCTGTAAGAGGTACAGTCAATCGTGGTCCTCTGATGATCAACAGAGAAGATCTTGAGGAGATGGGTTATCTTGATGAAGCATTCTCACCACAGGACATGGATGATCATGATCTGATGTTCAGGATGAGAAAGAAACTTGGTAAGGTATGTGGTTGCTATTGGATTGATTTTGAATCCGATCCATCATGGGGTGGGACCAGAAAAGAAACTGGGGAGCCTGCTCCATGGCTATATAAAGCACAGCATAAAAACAGCAAGATCTTTTATGAGAGAAATGCTGATGTGTTAGAGGATTATCGTATTATTGAGAACAGAGAATTGAAATGACTTACAGTAAAAGATTCAGCAGCAAATTTTTCTCACGTCTTCTCCAACCTGCAGGTCCAATGAACCCTGTAAGGGACAGAGCATCATCTCTTTCACTGGTCTTTGAACTTTTAGATCAAAAGAAAGATAAGAACTTTTTTATTGTAGAAACTGGTTGCATGAGAGCAGACCACGGTCAACTTGCTCTTGGTGATGATGGTGCAAGTACATATATCTTTGATGACTTCATCAATTATTATGATGGTGAAGTCGTCTCAGTAGACATCAATCCCAACAATGTGGCACATGCACAAAGCATGGTCTCTGATAGAACTACTGTGTATTGCTCAGATTCTGTGGAATTCTTGTGGAATATTCCTGCAAAGAAAAAGATTGACTTTCTTTATCTGGATTCATATGATTTTGAACCAAATAATCCTGTCCCCTCACAAAAGCATCACCTCAAAGAGTTGTGTGCTGTCATGAAGAATCTTAAGAAGGGAACTATCATCTGTGTTGATGATCACTTAAACACACCAAATTTTGATCAGTACAGAGCAACACTTGCTCAAGGTGGTAAGGCAACATTCATTGAAGATTTTATGAATGATATTGGTGCTGAACTTCTGCATGATGGATATCAAATCATCTGGAAACTATGACTTACAGAAATTTTAGAAAGAATATTCACTCAGCAAATGGTGAAGATGGCGTCATTGAACAGTTGTTCAAAGATTTGAATATCAAGAGCGGACTTGTATGTGAGTTTGGTGCTTGGGATGGATTTCTCTCAAGCAACACTGCTAATCTATGGAAGAATGAAAATTTCTCTGCCTTATTGATAGAATCTTGTGGAAATAGATATGGATCTTTAGTGGAGAATACTAAAGATTATGATGTCCAAACAATGCAAGTTGGTGTTGCTAAGAGTTCTTCTGACGAAAATAGTATAGATAACCTTTTGAGTAAGTGTCAGTATGACACTTCAGAGGATAACTTTGCATTGATGTCTATAGATATTGATTCTTATGACTATTATGTCTTTGAATCTCTTCAAAAACACAAACCTAAAGTTCTTATTGTAGAAGTAAGCAGTGGATATCAACCACATGAGGAATTCATTTCAGAAGATAAGGGTTGTTCTTTACTTTCTCTATCAAAATTGGCAAATGATAAAGGGTACAAACCTGTGATTCATATTGGCAATGTTATTATGGTAAGAGATGACTTGTCCCATATGTTACCTGATTATGATTATAGTTTAAAGGCAATCTACACCAGTCCAAAAGAATTGTTGGAATATGAGAAAGGGAACTGATGTAATTCTTGGTGCATGGAATGGTGGACTGGGTGATCAACTTCAGTTCTCCACTCTTCCAGAAGAATTTTACAAACAACAGAGAAGAGAAACTTATCTGTTAGATGGTAGTGATTTTAGAAATAAAGAAATTTATGACCTGGTATGGGGACATAATCCCTATATCAAAGGCATTAAAGAAGGTAGAAGAAATGCTGGAGATATTTCAGAGATTGTAGTTGAAAATACTACAAACAACTGGATTAGCAACTGGGAACATCTTCATGGATTGAAACCAACCAATACCAGACCAAAAATTTATTATCAACCAAAGAAGATTGATGGATTTAAGGACACAATCTTGGTTGATTTTACAGCGACTAGCTTGAAGTTTGATGGTGTTGGAAATGGTTATGATTTGAATCTTCTTAAAGATAAGTATAGTGAACTTAAGAGAACAAATTCAGATAAAAGATTTGCTAAGGTTGTTTTTGATCAAACTGTAAGTGAATCAAAAGTAGATGTTGATTGTGATGCAGAAGTCGCAATCACTTCCATTTATCATTATTGTGATCTAATGAATTCTTGTTCTGGAGTATGGGGACTTCATAGTGGATCTGTTGCCCTGGCTGCAGCAGTACAGAGATATAATGAAGAATTGACCATTAATGTATTTGTATCCAAGACCCTCTATAATAATATGATGTTATGGTTGGAAAATAAAGTACCACCCTTTGGTGCTTTCTATCTTGATTGTGTTGATTACGTTGTTTTATGAAGAGTATTGTTATTACAGGATGTGGATCTGGATTAGGTAAAGCACTGTATCAGAGCGCATCACATAAACATGTGGTTTTTCCTCATTACAGGAAGGGTCATTTTGGATTGACTGGAGACATCACTGATGTTAGATTCTTAGATAAGTTTACTGAGTATCTTCATGAGGCAAGTGCAGATGTTTTCATCAATAATGCAGGAGTGTATTGTGGAGGACCACTGGAAGATACTTCTGATAAACTCATAGAAGAAACTATTAGTACCAATCTGACCAGTCAGATTCTTCTAATCAAAAGAGCATATAATTTTTTTAAAGTGCAGGGGCAAGGATTGATTATTAATATCAATTCTTTGTCTGGAATTTTCCCATCTAAAAACGAATCTATATACTCTGCAACTAAATTTGCCCTTAAGGGATTTTCTAAATCCTTACAAATAGAAGCAATTGGCACCGGTGTAGAAATTATAGACGTCTATCCTGGTGCTATCCAAACAAGAATGACAGAGAGCAGACCTAATTATGATTCCCTGATGAGAGTAGATGAGGTTGCAGAACAAATCATAGATCTAATCTCAAATAAAAAACACTACGTCAACGAGTTAATTTTAAGGAAGAGAAATGAAAGCAGCAATTCTTGAGGAGATAGATGCTCCTCTAGCTATTAAAGAAGTAGAACTCACAGAACTTAAAGTTGGACAAGTCCTGGTAAAGGTTTTGATCAGTGGTCTTTGTGGAGCACAACTTCATGAAATTAGAGGTCACAAAGGAAATGCAAAATTTCTCCCTCACCTAATGGGTCATGAAGGTTGTGGCATTGTTGAGGAAGTTGGTCCTGGTGTAACCACTGTTCAGAAAGGTGACAAGGTTGTGATGCACTGGCGACCAGGCACAGGTATTGAGGCACCATTTCCTAACTATGTTCTTGATGGTAACACTATTTCCAGTGGTAAGGTGACCACTCTGAGTGAATATTCTATTGTTTCTGAGAATAGAGTTACCAGGGTTTCCTCTGATACTCCCAGTGTCCTGGCAGCAATGCTTGGATGTTCTATGACTACTGCACTGGGAATCATTGATAATGAATGTGATCTTAAGTTTGGTGAATCAGTAGCAGTGATTGGTTGTGGTGGAGTTGGTTTGAACTTACTCCAGGCAGCAAAGATGAAGAATGCTAATCCCATTTATGCAATTGATATCAAACACGAAATGAGAGTGCTATCGCATATTGTTGGTGCTGATGAGTTCACAAGTAAGTGTGAATATATTGAAGGTAAAGTTGATGTCATCATTGACACCACTGGTATTCCAGAAGTTATCAATGAGGCATATCAGAAACTTGCTCCAAGTGGCAGATTGATTCTTGTTGGTCAACCTGCACCTGGTAAAGGTCTGGAAATCATGAATGCTGTATCTATGTTTGATGGTACAGGAAAGACAATCAAAGCAAGTCAAGGTGGTAGAACCAATCCAGAGACAGACATTCCAAGATATATCTCTCTTGCAATGAAAGGTGCTTTGGAGTTTGAATCACTTCATACTGATACATTTACACTTGATGAAGTGAATGAGGCATTTGATTTGCTTAGGTCTGGAAAAGCTGGTAGAATTATGATCAAGATTGGAGAAAATTAATGCGAAAGGTGTGGACAAAGGAGGAACTGATTGCCTTTGAAGATAGGATTGGTGATCTTTACATGGATAACCAACTGCCATTCCTCTTTCATCTTTCTGGTGGAAATGAAGAGCAGTTGATTGATATCTTCAAGGATATTAAAGAAGGTGATTATGTAATCTCTAATCATCGTAATCACTATCATGCATTGTTGCATGGGATTCCCCCTGAAGAATTGGAAGAGAAGATCAAAGATGGACGCAGTATGTTTGTCTATGATCGTGAGCGTAACTTTTTCCTATCAGCAATTATTGGTGGCACCCCTGCCATTGCTGCTGGTGTTGCTTGGGCACTCAAGCGTAAAGGTTCTTCTCAAAGGGTCTGGTGCTTTGTGGGAGATGGTACAGAGGACAATGGACACCTCTCAGAGGCAGTTAGATATGTGGATGGTTTTGATCTTCCATGCACCTTTGTAATTGAAAGCAATGATCGCTCTTGTGAAGCAAGCAATGCAGATCGTTGGGGGAAAACTGCTCACCCAACTTGGAACTCACCCAATGTGATTAGGTATCAATATTCTTGTACCTATCCTCACTGTCGTAAACCTGGAATGATTGACCTTTCCAAAGCAGTGAAGAAGACAGACAATGAATACTTCCCACCCCTGGAACCATTTGTCTATCCTCAGTATGAAGAAACCAACCTTTCTTACAAGGAAGCAATGATTCAGTCCATGACTGAACTTGGTGAAGAGGGTGCTATCTTCATTGGTTACAATGTTCTGTATGGTAATGCTATTGGAACTTTAAAGGATGTTTCTGATGAACAGAAACTTGAAACACCTGTGGCAGAAAACCTGATGGCAGGTCTGGCTATTGGCATGTCATTTGAAGGATTCACTCCTGTTGTTTACTTTGAACGCCATGACTTTATGTTGGTGGCAGCAGATGCAATCATCAACCATATTGATAAGATTGAAAGAATCTCTCATGGTGAATTTAAAGTCCCTGTTATCATTCGTGCTGTAACTGCTGATGCTGGTCCTTTCTATTCAGGCATCACTCACTCTCAGGACTTCACTAATGTATTCAGAGAGGCAGTTAGTTTCCCTGTACATGATCCTGTGACTGGTGATGATGTTATCAGAGCATTTAGAGGTGCTAAAGAAAGTGGCAGACCTGCTATGATTATTGAAAGAAAATCACGCTATTGATGAAGAAGATTTTAGTTATTGGTGATAGTTGCCTGGATGTCTATACTTACTGCAAAACTTCCAGGTTAGCACCTGATAAACCTGTCCCTGTTTTGGAAAAGATTCGTACCATTGCTACACCAGGAATGGCACACAATGTTTTTCGCAATGTACACTCTCTCACAACATCTTGTGATCTCATTACCAATTCAAATTGGAAAGAAGTTCAGAAGGTGAGGTATGTTGATGAAAAAAGTAATCATATGTTTATGAGAGTTGATTCTGCAGAGAAGATCAATATGATCTCTCATGAGTCACTCTCTTTTGAATATGAAACTATCATTGTCTCTGATTATGATAAAGGATTTTTATCAGAAGAACAAATAGAGTACATTTGTTCTAATCATTCACAGGTTTTTCTGGATACTAAAAAGGTTCTTGGTGACTGGGCAAAGAACGCAAAGTTTATTAAGATCAATAATTATGAGTATGAAAGATCACAAAAATTTATTGATGGGCAAATCAATGATAAAATCATCAAAACTATTGGTGGAGATGGATGTGAATATCAAGGTAAACTTTTTCCTGTAAAGAAAAAAGTAGAAGTGATGGACGTTTCTGGTGCAGGTGATACATTTATGGCAACTTTGGCAACAATTTATACAGATACATACGATATTGAATCTGCTATTAATACTGCCAATGAATATGCATCAGAAGTAGTTAAGCACAAAGGAGTCACAATCATATGAGTAAGGTCATTCTTACAGGAGCAGATGGATTCATTGGTCAGAACTTTCGTAGAAAGCTTATCCATGACTGGACTGTAGTCCCAGTAGAGATCAATGATTGTTGGGAGTTCCTGAGACATTTCACTGAGTGGGATGATGTGGAATTCATCTTGCATCAAGGTGCTGTCTCAGACACTACAGAGACAGATATCTACAAAATCTATAACTACAATATTGACTTCACTCTTTCGCTCTTTGACGCTGCAAGAGCAAAGGGTATTCCTGTAAAGTATGCATCATCTGCTTCTGTGTATGGAAACAATTATCCAGAGTATAATCCACTGAATTATTATGCTCTATCTAAACTGACCATTGACTATTGGGTAAAGGATCATCTGGAAGACTTCCCACTGATCCAAGGATTCAGATATTTCAATGTCTATGGTCTACATGAAGAGAAGAAGGTAGCAAGAAATCAATCATCACCTATTTCTAAGTTCATCTATCAAGCAGTAAAGTTTGGAAAGATAGAACTCTTTGAGAACTCAGATCAATACCTGAGAGATTTCATCTGTGTAGATGACCTGGTTGACATTGTTCTCAATAATGAAAAAGGATCTGGAGTCTATGATCTTGGCACCAGTCATCCAGTAAGTTTTCAACATGTTGCAGAAGTGGTTGCTAAGTGCTACAATGCAGATATAGAATACATTCCATTCCCAGATCATCTGAAGAATAAGTACCAAACTTATACAAAAGCAAAGAAAGAATGGGGTAAACACAAATTTACTTCTGTTGAAAATTATGTCAAAGATAGTTTGGACAAATGGATGTTTTGATCTACTTCATCCAGGTCATATAGAACTGTTCAAGATTGCAAAGTCCCTTGGAGACAAACTAATTGTTGGTCTTGATTCTGATGAGAAGATCAAAAAAGATAAAGGAGAAACAAGACCAATCAACTCCTTTGAGAATAGAAAAATTCTATTAGAGTCAATCAGATATATAGATCTGGTAATAGGTTTTGACTCAAAAGAGGAACTGGAAAACCTCATTGAACTTTATAATCCTGATATTCTTGTGGATGGTGGTGATTGGAGGAATCATGAAGGAGTTGGCAGACAGTATGCGAAAGAGGTTAGGTTTTTTCACAGGATTGGAGGATACTCTTCCACAGACATCATCAGAAGGTGTAAAAATGCACGCATCTGATCCCATCAAGTTTGTACCAAAGGGGTGGGGTTATGAGAAGTGGATTGTAAACTCACCAGAATATTGTGGTAAAATCTTATTCTTCTCTAAGGATAGGAAGTGTTCTTGGCACTATCATAAACTGAAGGATGAAGTATTCTATGTGCAATCAGGAGTATTGCAGGTTTACTACAGCAATGATGATTGTTTAGAAACTGCAGATCTCAAAGTCCTTATTGAAGGAGAGAAGTTCCATGTGCCACGTGGAATGAGACATCAAATGATAGCACTCAAGGATACTACAATCTTTGAGTTCTCAACACCACACTTTGACTCTGATAGTTATAGGATTGAGAAAGGAGATTGATATGAGATATGTTGTAGATATTGATGGGACAATCTGTGTCCCTGGTGAAACTGAAAAGACAAGATATACTGGTGCCACTCCTATACAAGATAGGATTGATAAGATCAATAAGTTATATGATGAAGGGCACTACATTACCTATCTCACTGCAAGGGGGATGGGTCGTACAGGAAACAATGTTGAT